TAAAAATATCAAGAATCTGCTCAAAAAAAGCAATACACACGGCCGTAACAAAAGTCCATGAAAGCCAATTAGACACTTTTTTTGAACTAATATCGGTTGGGGTTGTGGATTGCGACAAAAGCGCATCTATCGTTTGTTGCTGTATTGATGATACCGTTCTTGCCATTTCGCAATAATAGTTTTAAATCAATGATTTAGTGGGCATTTACGGTAAGTTTACAGGTCGCTTGCGTTGTCGACATATTCAACCGTTAAATCAATTTCAATCGGAGCATCAATTATAGTTCCGTTTCTTGGTTCGTTCAAAGTTGAATCTACGTAGCAAGTGCGGAAATCAATCATGCAATGATAAATATTGTCATGGTCGTAATCCCTTTCCTCGTTTATCCTGAAAAATCCACTTGTTTGTGGGGCTTGCCATTTATGAAACGCTGAATAAGCTTCTTGACGCACATCTTCAAAAACTAGATTTTCGTCCATGTTTTCGGACTTATCTAGCCTGTGAACAATATGCAACCTAACATCGAACGGATCATAAATCTGATTGCCATTCCCTAGTGTGTGTATTTCATTTGGCAATACTTCGACAAAAACAGCAGGGACACGGAAAGCAACCGATTTGTTTTCCGAATCTTCACGTAGATTTTCAACTTGGTTATTCCAAGTGTTGATATACTTGACGCTTGGGCATGCTGCCTTTATTCTTGCCGATGCGTTGATCCTGAATTGTTTCATCTTCCAAGTACTTTGTCAAGCCTATTTGTAATGTGTGATTTCTGTTTACGTTCCAATTTACGAGAATTACCAATAAATCTACGCTTTGGCATTTTACCATCCCCGTTGTTGTGTGCGCTTGCATACTTCTTTGTTAGCGAGCTTGTCCCAACCACCGTCCTTTCAAATCGTGCCGAACGGACTTTTATGTCCCGTCTTAGTTTGCCTGACTTGACAAGAATCGCACGTGTCCTGCGCCCCAAATCTTTTTTCTTTGGGTACTTGTATTCTGGCGTTCCTGGTATTCTGCGTTTTACTTGCTTCCAAGGATTAACCCCGTTATCATCAAAGCCCTGTTTGGTAAAATTGTCCTGAAAGAAATTAGCCGTTATTTCGCCCACCTCACGAGGAAGTGTTTGCTTTAGCTTTTTAAACGCTGCAAGTTTTTCTTTGAAGTCAAAATTACCTTTTCGGCTCATGGTAAATAAATGAAAGCATTAACCACCATCCATATCATACAACCAATTAAAACAACAAACAACCCTGCTATTACATGATCGAAACTAATCATGCGCTACTGGTTTCATTGGGTAATACGTCTCGACAATATCCTTTGTTTGCAAATGTGACAAGTCAATATCAACACCATCGAATTGATACTTTTGTCCTTCGATAAAATGATCCCCTGAATCTTCCAGGTTCTTCTTTACCCAATCGCTGTATTTTGCGTAACAACGAACTGACAACGAAACGCTTTTTAACGACACTCCCTGTTTTCTACGTGCGAATATGATAGTTGCCACAGCGTCTACTATCGGGTTGTTTGTTGGTGCTATTTGTTTCCAGTCTTTTACCATTTCATGTCGGATTTTAGTTTGGCAAGTCTCTCATGTCTATATCATTTTGGCAATGGCAACCCCCAATTTTGTTTCGCTAATTTACGGTATTTTGTCGGAATGTCGGTAAAATAGGGGTGTTCTTTTGTAAAAACCTCCCCTGTTTGACCTGCATTGTTTTTGAAAGTAGGAATTGGCTGTATTTCAAAATCGCTTATTGTCTTTTTGCTTACAATCCCATCGGGTATTGACTGGAGTAAACAGCGGCAATTATGTACGACACCTACATTGGTTATATAACTTTCGTCTTTATCTACTGCTAGGTTGTATACGTTGCCGATGTATTGTATATTTGCTTTTGATTTTACTAAAACTAATTTACGATGCCAAAAGGAGTGCAGTTGAAAACCAAACAGGCTATTGAAGCTATCGAGGGGCGCACCGTCAACGAAGCCCTCTTTGATCTCTACTTTGTCAAATTCCTTACTTACAGAAAGATTTGTTCTGTTTGGAATATAAACAACAGAACCCTTATGAGGCTTTTTGCTGAATACGGTTTTGAACCAAGAAAAGGAAGCGAAGCTATTAAAACGCAATGGATAGATGCTAATGACAGGAGAATACTTGCATCCAATACTCTTAAAAAAATTGTCAAGTTGCTCCCTAATCCACCTGCGTTCGGCAAACAAAGACCTGATTCGGTTATTAGAATGAAAACTAACAACCCTATGCTTTACCATGAAACCAGAATAAAGTCTGGAAATGCTATTGCTAAGTTTTATAAAGAGAACCCTACAAAACACATTATATACCACAAGAAACTCACGGATAACGAACAGTGTGTTTTTGATTACCTTTCCAAAAAAGGAATTACATGTATTGGCAATGAGGCTGTTAATGGAAGATTTGCCGATATATTCATTCCTGAACTTAAAATAATAATCGAATGCGTTAATCATAGCAGATTTCCACTTAGCTATGATAGGCATAAGCAAATAAGTGGCGACAACTACCATGTTGTTTATTGCACAAATGATTTTATTAAGAAATCGGACCTCTATATTTTGTACCAATATATCATAAGGATTAATGTTTTCAGCCTTATAAAATCCTTTGATAGTCAAGTATCGGTGTTCTTTGGTCGAAGAGCTGGATTGTTTTTTGATTTTAATTTTAGTCAATTCCCCTTTAAAACTATTAACATGAACAAAGTCAACATTTCTTTTCTTGCCACTTCCTCCGATTACGATGTCTCCTTCGTTAATACTATCAATTCTTTTCCATCCTGTGCTGGTTAGTATTAATGTCTCAGGCAAAAAGCACCTGTAATGATTTAAAGGTGCTGCATCATTCCAGAATTTATCTTTCCTATCCTTGATTACCCCATTGTATTGCACGCAAACTGCACTCGTATTTTCATCTATAACAGCCAAATATTTCACCAAATTAAAAGGGGAGGTTTCGATGTCCTTCCATTTTGTAGCGTTTTGGGCTTGACCTATACAAGTCTCATATTCCGCATCTAGCCAGTTTACGTTATACTTGTCGTAAATCTCTAAGGCTCTTTTTTTGAATTCACGAAGGGGGATTATTTCGTCACCTTCGACTATTAGATTAGTCGTTTCGAGTACATAATTAAACGTCTTTGCCCCTGAAAAAATATGCACGTTTTCGCGTAGGTTGTAAAGCATTTCATGGTCAACTCTTTCAATTGCGGTATCGGAAATGTCTTTGCCAAAACCTTCAAATACTCCATTGGTAAGATAATCGGCAATTGCCTTGTAAAGCTTGTAAGGTAAATTTGCAGGGTCAACCCGTCCATCATAAATGGATCGTATCAAAAGCCCAATCGTGGCTTTATCCCAATTCATACATTTCGTCTAGTTTGTTCTGAACGTTTCTGTCTAGCTTTATTGGTGGTGTTACGACTTCCTTTTTCTTTACGGGTATCTTAGTTCTTTCAGTAATGTACTTTTCGTCAACCTCATACCCAGCGTCCGACAATGTTTTTACCATAGTTGCGGTTACTGCGTTCATTTCATCTTCTTTCTTTCTTTCTTCCTGAATCTCGGAATCGTTCTGAAATTGGAATATGTCTGACAATGGGATGTTGAATCCTATCAATCTAAGCTTAGGCAAAAGGATGTCGTTTATAAAAGGCTCTATGAAGTTGGCATCTGAAGCTTGTATATCTTCCAATGCTTCGTTTATCTCATCATTTGAACCAAGTTTTCCTGGCGTAGAGTCTAATGCGTCACTATGCCCTAAAAGTATTTTGCTTACTTTCTTTTCACACCTAGCCTCGAAGTTATCATAGGACTGAAAGCCTGATCCTGAACTTTTGCTTTCATGCAGCTCTATTTCGTCAGTAGGATCGATAACGGCAACGGCAGAACTCGCAAGGTTCTTCAGACCTTGCTCCAATTCGTCACGTTCGTGTTCTTCTGTCTTAGTTGTTTTGCCAACGATCAAAGGCATTACGAACTTTTCAACGAATTCAGCATTGTATCCCATGTTGTTTCGCATGAATATCTCATACAATGCGACACGGTACAAAAGACCGTAACCGCAAGTGCTTATACCGTCATCGCTTGGCGTTGGACACCACAAAGACCAGTCTACGTACTTGTTACCAGCATCATCCTTTAGCGTTTCGTCCGTAAAGTTCAAGCCTGACAACATGTAAAAG